CGCCTGCGAGCAATTCAACTGTCTTTACACCTATCACAACAAGGAGAAGGTATGACAACCGTCCTGATCGGCAACCTGACCGCAGATCCCGAGCTGCGCTTCATCAACTCCGGGGCGGCGGTGGCGAGCTTCACCGTCGCCTCGACGCCGCGGGTATACGACAAGGCAACCCAGGAGTGGAAGGACGGCGAGGCGCTGTTTATGCGCTGCAGCATCTGGCGGGACGCGGCCGAGAACGTCGCCGAGAGCCTGCACCGAGGCGATCGGGTCATCGTGTTCGGGAAGCTCAAGCAGCGCAGCTATGAGAAGGACGGCGACAAGCGAACCACCATCGAGATGGACGTCGAAGAGATCGGCCCCAGCTTGCGCTACTCGACGGCGACACCGGTCAAGGCCAACCGCGGCGGCGCCAAGCCGGCATCCGCGGCGTGGGCGCCAAGCGACGACTCGGCGCCTTTCTGATGCGCAGGCGATGCCCCGTCTGCCGCCAGGTAGCACATCCCACTACGGGCCAAAACGTCTCCGGCCACATGGACAGCCGAGGCCGCGACATATGCCCGATGAGCGGCCAGCCCTACGAGTTCACCGTTTTTACCAACCGATGAGAGGAAAGAAATGACAACAGCACAGACCGACGTCGGCCAAGAGCCGATTGAGGTCGACAAACCTGAAGCCGACGACGTCAGCCTGTGGTCGGTCACCACGATCATCGGCGCGCTGGATAAGCCCGCACTAATGTACTGGGCCGCGCAGCAGACTGCCGAGGCCGCTATCGACAGCCACGGCACCTGGCAGGCCATGGTCGAGGAAAGCGGACGCGACGAGGCCGCCAAATGGCTACGTGATGCACGCTTTCGCTCGCCGAAGACCAAGCTCTCCGCAGCCGACTTGGGTACGGCAACGCACAAGGTCTGCGAAACCTACGCGCTGACCGGCACCCGGCCCGACCGGGACTTCATCACCGAGCTGGTGACCCAGAAGGGCGGACGGCAGCTCGACGTCAAGTCCGAAGTCGACACCGTCGACAAGATGCTCAACCAATTCGATGGCTGGCTGCAGCGCTTCACGCCGAGCTACCAGGCCACCGAGGTCACCGTCTACTCACCGACCTACGGCTACGCCGGCCAGGCGGACGGATTCCTGACCATCGACGGCGTCCGGTTCCTGATCGACTACAAGACGACCCGCGATCCGTATGACTCCCGAGGCAAGCTCAAGACCCCCTACCCCGAGCAGGTGGCACTGCAGCTGTCCGCCTACCGGCACGCCGAACACGCCGCAGTGTGGCGCCCACGCCGGTTCGAGAAGTTCCGACGCCGGTATTACCTGCTCTCCGCTACCGAGCGCGAGCTGGCCGTACCGGTGCCCGAGGTCGACACCGGACTGGTGATCCAACTGAGCCCTGAGTCCTGCGAGTCCTACCCGATCCGCTGCGACGAGGAAGTCCACACCGCATTCCTGTATGTCCTCGAAGCCTTCCGGTGGCTGCAGGAAACCTCCAAAACCGTGATGCGCGACCCGCTTACCCCGACAGGAGCCGAATGATCATCGACCTACAGCGCAGGCTCGCCGAGGCTGGCCGGATCCGCATCGGCCAGCAGGTCGCCTCCGGCAACGGGCGCAAACGTCCCGAGAAGCTCACCACCTTCCGACTCACCTCAGCCGATCGGACGCGCATCGAACAGGCCGCGCATCTGTACGGCGGCACACCCGAGCAGTGGGAAGCGCCCGCGGGGGCGCAATGGGAAGTGGTGACCGCCACCGACAGCCTCAACGTGATCGTCCCGCCCGCCGACATGAGCTTCTCCCAGCACTACGAACTGTGGAGCGGTGGCGGCTGCCAACGCCGCTGCGACGGCCGCTCTGAGTCGATCAGCGACGGGCCTTGCATCTGCGACCCCGACAAGCGCGAGTGCAACATCCACACCCGGCTCTCGGTGATGCTGCGCGACCTTCCCGGTTTGGGCGTGTGGCGCATCGACACGTCGGGCTACTACGCCGCCGTCGAACTCCAGGGCGCCGTCGAGGTAGTACAGCTCGCTGCCGGCCGGGGCCAGATGCTTCCCGCACGACTGCGGTTGGAGCAAAGGATGGTCAAGCGCGTCGGCCAAGGCACGCGCCGGTTCGCCGTACCGGTGCTCGACGTCGAGGTCTCACCTGGGCAACTGATGTCCGGTAACCAGCCGGCTCCGGTCATGGTTGAGCAGGGAACCGGACGAGTGCTCGACTTCCCGCCTGAGCGCCCCGCACTGACGCCAGTTCCCGAGTCGGTGCCGGTGCACCCGGTGGGCGATATCGCCGAGCAGGCAGCCGAGGTGGCCGAGGAGAAACCCCGCAAGCGCAACAGCGCCCAGCCTGTTCCGCGCACCGGAATCAAGCCACGCACGGTCAGCGAGGCGGCCGCCGTCTCGGTGCCTCTTGAAACGATCCCTCCTATTGATCTAGAGCCCGACGCAGCACCGGCCGAACTGGTTACCGGGCCACAGCTTAAAAAGCTCTCGATCCTCCTGCGCGAGCAAGGGTTCGACACCCCAGAGTCCAAGCACGGCTTTACCTCCACCGCGATCAACCGCGAGATCGGTAGCGCCAAGGAACTCACCAAGGACGAGGCGTCAAAGGTCATCGAGATCCTGCAGGACGGAGGTTCTGGTGAGTAGCTACGCCGACTTCATCGCAAAGAAACAAGCCCGCGTTGAAAAACCAGGCCTTATCGTCAGCGCCGCCGACATCCATCCAATGCTGCACGACTGGCAGAACGACCTCGTCCAGTGGGCCGTGCGCACTGGCCGAGCTGCACTATGGGCCGACACTGGAATGGGCAAGACAGTCATGCAGCTGGAATGGGCCCGCCTATCTGGCGATCGCCCGCTCGTCGTGGCACCGCTGGCGGTATGTCAGCAGACCGTGCGCGAGGCCGCCAAGCTTGGAATTACGGCAAAGTACATCAAGACGATCGACGAGATGGACCCGGCAGTCACGATTCACGTCACCAACTACGAGCGACTGCAGAACATGCCCGCGGCACCATTCGACGCGATCGTGCTCGACGAGTCCTCAATACTTAAACAGTCCAATGGCGCCACTCGGACAATGCTCATTGATTGGTCCTGCGATATCCCCTATCGGCTGGCCTGCTCGGCGACACCCGCACCCAATGATCCCGAAGAGCTAACCAACCAATCCGAGTGGCTAGGGCGCATGAGTCGGACCCACATGCTCGCCGCCTACTTCATCCACGACCAGGACGGCTGGCGACTCAAGGGCCACGCTCGACGACCCATGATGCAGTGGATGGCGCAATGGGCAGTAGCACTAACCAAGCCATCCGACGTCGGCGGCGACGACACCGGCTACAACCTGCCCGGTCTCGATGTCATCCCCGAGATAGTCAATATTGAGGTCGAGGCCGAGGGTCAACTCTTTGCAACCGACATCGGAGGCGTCACCGGACGAGCTGACATGCGCCGGCGAACGCTCACCGCTCGCATCGACCGCGCAGCCAAGATCGTCGCCAACGATCCGGGACCGTGGATCCTCTGGTGTGGACTTAACTCCGAAGCCGACGCACTTGCCGCAGCAATCCCCGGATCGGTAAACGTGCACGGATCACTCGACCCGGACGAGAAGGCCAAACTCCTTCTTAGCTTCGCCGATGGCGACTTCGACGTCCTCATCACCAAGCCCTCAATCGCCTCTCAGGGGCTCAACTATCAACACTGCCACCGGATGGCCTTTGTCGGGCTCGGCGACTCCTACGAGCAGTACTACCAGGCCATACGGCGCTGCTACCGCTACGGCCAGACCGAGATCGTGCGGGCCCACGTCATCGTTTCCGACATCGAGACCCAGATCGCGGCGAACGTATCCCGCAAAGAGCAACAAGCCAACCAGATCACCACCGAATTAGTCGCCGAGATGCGACGAGTCAGAGAGGCCGCAGCATGACCGACTACATCACCGACGAGGCATACGGCACGAACTGGACACTACTGCTCGGCGACTCCTGCGAACGGCTTGCTGAGATTGAGACCGACAGTGTCGACCTGAGCGTCTGCTCGCCGCCGTTCGCCTCACTGTTCACATACAGCCCGAGCGTGCGGGATCTCGGCAACGCCTCAAGCCGCGGCGAGTTCCTTGAGCACTACTCATTCATCATCCGTGAACAGCTCCGCGTGACAAAGCCCGGCCGGCGGGCCTGTATCCACGTCCAACAGTTGACGACCACTAAGTCGATGACCGGATACATGGGCATGACTGACTTCCGCGGCGAAGTCATCCGGGCGTTTCAGGATGGCGGCTGGATCTTCGACGGCGAGGTCACGGTCTGGAAAGACCCGCAAGCGCAGTCCATCCGCACACGATCCCACGCGCTTGCATTCGCCACCAAGAACCGCGACTCAGCGACCACCAGGCCCGCGCTCGCCGACTACCTTCTGCTGTTTAAAAAGCCCGGCGATAACGCAGTGCAGATCAAGAACGACGTCAGCAACAATGAGTGGATCGAGTGGGCCAGCCCGATCTGGACCGACCATCACGACGGCGGCTGGCTTACGGAAGATGGCAACATCTGCCCGGTCTGGTACGGCATCCGCGAAACCGACACGCTCAACACTCGCGTCGCCAAGGAATCCGCCGACGAGCGCCATATCTGCCCGCTACAGCTGCCATTCATCGAGCGATGTGTCCGACTCTGGAGCAACCCTGGCGAGCTTGTTCTGACACCGTTCGCGGGCATCGGATCTGAGCTTTATCAGTCGCTAAAGCTGGGCCGTAAAGCCATCGGAATCGAGCTAAAACCGTCCTATTGGGCCACCGCAGTCGACAATCTGACCGCTTTAGAGGCCGAATTAGAGGCTCCAACGCTGTTCGACGACACCGCACTGGCGCTATAAATGGGCCTTCCCTGGGTCCGATTAGACACTCAGTTCGCCAGTAATCCTAAGCTGCTTGAGCTGACCGCGGCGGGCCGGTGGCGCTCTGCGTTCGTCTACGTCGCCAGCCTCGCCTACGCCGGCGCGCACGGTACTGACGGCTACGTCGGAGAGTCCTCACTGCCCTTCATGCACGCCACCAAGCGGGAGGCGAAGGAACTGGTCGCAGCGGGTTTATGGCACGCCGACGTCGGTGGCTGGCAGATCAATGGCTGGGACGAGTTCCAGATCTCCGACGACGCCGCCAAGGACCGCCGGGAGCGCGCCCGCAATGCCGCCATGAAGCGCTGGGGGACTCATGCTTAGTAATGCGTCGAGCATATGCCGCTCGCATATGCGGTTTGCAATGCATCGAGCATCTGCACGGACGGACGGACGTACTAACGGAGAGAGTTATTACCTAACTAGGAATATCCAGTTTCGTAACGCGTGCGAAAAAAAGCGGACGAGTTCCCCTCGGATGGACACCACCAGACCCGCCAGCGCTACGCGCCAGGCGGTGATTCATGCCTGACCGATTCGGAGAACAGGTCGAGCTGGGGATCGAAACGGCCGCCATGCACGCCACCGCGCTCACGATCGGCTGCCGGTATTGCAACGCGATCCCGGGCCAGCCGTGCATCAACTCGATGCTCAAGTCCAAGCCGCCAACGAAGATCCCACACCCGATGCGGATCAACGACGCCGAGGAGACCCCGTTCTGATGACCCGCACGCGAGCATCTGCCAAGGCCGCCGGATCACGCTTCGAGCGAGAGGTCGCCGACTACCTCGCCGAGATGCTGGACGACCGAATCGACCGGAGGGTCAAGACCGGGGCCAAGGACAAGGGCGACATCGCCAACATTCGACTCAAGGCTCACCGCATCGTCATGGAATGCAAGAACACCGCCCGCACCGATCTGGCCGGCTGGATCGCTGAGGCACACACCCAGGCCGACAACGACGGCGCAAGCCTGGGAGTGATCTGTCATAAGCGGCACGGCGTGGGCGAGCCTTCCCGTCAATGGGTGACCATGACGCTCACTGACTTCGCCTGGCTGATTCGCGAGGCCAACGCGTGAGCGATCCGGTCGATCATCCCTCGCACTACACCGCCCACCCGAGCGGCATTGAGGCCATCCAGATCACCGAGTGGATGAGCTTCCCGCTCGGTTCAGCGATGAAGTACATCTGGCGCGCCGATCTCAAGGCCGACGCGATCGAGGATCTACGGAAAGCCATCTGGTACATCAACCGCGAGATCGAGCGGCGCAGCCGATGACCCAAGACGACCCCGATCGCGAGTTCATCGAGGCCACTCTGCGCGCCGGAATCACCGACGCCTACCGCTACGGGATCGGTGCGGCCATCGCCACGATCCAGCTCTTCCGGGGATCCACGCTCGACGTCGAAACCCTCGACCGAGTCATCCACGAGTTACGCCGTCTATCGGCCGGAGCG